TTAAAGACTTTCAAGACAGAGGAAGATGCTCGACTCTTTCTCCACCGTCATGGTTTAGAAGGCTTTGAGAGCGGCTTCCCTCATCAGATCAGGGTAGGTAGACTACATTAGGGGTTGACACAGCAAACAGAAAGGTGTATAATGACCTCACCTGAAGAGCTAGAAGAGATACGTAGGATAGGAAGGGAGCTTCGAGAAGAGTTTCCTATGCATGTCTTAAATCAAATTGATAGAGTAGCTCAAGAGTTAGATGTATTAAGAAACCGTGTTACTCAATTAATAAAATTACTGGAGGATAAAAATGTTAGAAGTTAATGCTACTATGAATCAAACCAGTATTGAATTAAAAGTTTTAAGAAAACAAGTTAACCAACTTAAAAAGATTATTGAAAATAAGAATATTATAATTACTAAACTTAGAGAAGAGTTAACTGATGTTAAACAAGATAGGAGTAATATGCTTACTGAGTGGGCAGAGATGGAACACTACTATGTAAGAGAGTCTTATAAAAATACTAAAGAGGAAGAAGAAGATGCCTAAGAATTTATGGCAGAAGGATCGGAGTGCTATCTTTCGCGATCTGGTACGACAGTACAGTGAGGAAGGTTATAACAGTAAAGAAGCTAAACGATTAGCCCGACAGGAAGTTGAGGAGATCATGGAAGATAAAGATGATTTTGTAAATGACATCTGGAGTAACCAGTTTGATGACTGCTGAATGGCAACTAGTATTAAGGAAAGAATATGGTGATGTGGTTATTAAGAATTTTCCAACGAGGAGAGAATCAAAAGAGAAGGAAGGCAAAGACATCCTAATCGAAGTTTACAAAACAAAAGATAGATCTAGTTTTCAATTATCTTTTAGAGATGCGTGGGTGAGAATGGAAAAGGTAGATAAGGTAGAAACTCTTGTCTCTCTTGAAAAAGAAATAGCAGGATACAGGCGTGACATTTGTAATGAGTTGTTCTCATTCAATAAGGGTAGATTATAATGCAAACTGAGAAATCAACTAAGGGGCCGTGTCCCAAATGTGGTTCCTCCGATGCCTTTGCTACTTATCCTGATCATACTTTTTGTTATAGTTGCTGGACTTGGGGCCGTCTAGTACATCAAACCGAAACGAAAGCTAAGGTAATTCCCATGAACACCAGAATTAAACATACATTTAAAACAGCAGACATTTCTGATCGGAAGCTTACTGCTGATACCTGTAAGAAGTATGGTGTTACAGTAGCTCTTGATGGGCTGGTCGTTGTTCAACATAAATATAATTACTACGATAAGGATGGCAACCACATAGCGAGTAAGTATCGTAACACAAAGATGAAAGACTTCTGGTCTGAGGGACCGTTGGATGAGTGTGGTCTATTCGGGCAGAATGTCTTCAATCAATCTGGAAAATATATTACAGTATGTGAAGGTGAGCTGGATGCCATGAGTGTCTTCCAACTTACCGGATCTAAGTATCCCGCTGTCTCTATTAAGAACGGAGCTGCCTCTGCTCTGAAGAATTGTAAGCAATGGCTTGACTATCTTAATAAGTTTGAGACTGTGGTACTGTGCTTTGACAACGATGCTCAAGGTAAGGCAGCAGCCACTGAAGTAGCTCGCTTATTTGAACCTAACAAATGCAAGATTGTTTCTCTCGAAATGAAGGATGCCTCTGAGTATCTCAAGACTGGACAGGCTGAGAAGTTTATCCGGGCATGGTGGGATGCCAAGACATATACTCCTGCCGGTATTGTTAACCTAGCTGATCTTGGGGAGAGTCTCTACGATGAAACTCACCATGAGATTTGCATGTACCCGTGGGATAAACTAAATGAGAAGACCTACGGTATACGAACAGGAGAACTGGTAACCTTTACAAGCGGTGCTGGTATGGGAAAAAGTTCTGTAATGCGTGAACTCATGCATCACATTATGGGTAGCACCTCCGATAACATTGGACTGCTGGCTCTGGAAGAGAGTACTCGCTCCACTGCATTTAATATCATGTCTGTTGAAGCTGATGCTCGACTGTACATAAAAGAAGTACGTGATCAATACACCCCGGATCAATTAAGAGATTGGCAAGCCAAGACCGTAGGAAGTGGGAGGTTCTTTGCCTTCGATCACTTCGGTTCGATTAGCAACGATGAGATCCTTGATCGCATTCGATACATGGCAAAGGCTCTGGATTGTAAGTGGGTCTTTCTGGATCACCTGTCTATTCTGGTATCAGGTCAGGAAGACTTTGGCGATGAGCGGAAGTCTATTGATATCTTAATGACCAAGCTACGCTCTCTGGTAGAGGAGACGGGAATAGCCTTGTTGCTTGTTAGTCACCTTCGCAGACCATCCGGTGATCGAGGACATGAAGAAGGTCGAGAGGTATCTCTCTCCCATCTGCGCGGCTCTGCCAGCATAGCTCACCTGAGTGATAGTGTCATAGCTCTGGAACGTAATCAACAAGCAGAGGATGCGGTGGAAGCCAACACAACTACCGTTCGTATCCTGAAGAACAGATACACCGGGGATACTGGTGTTGCTTGTCACCTACATTACAATAAAGAAACAGGCAGAATGACACAGATAGATAACCCCTTCTTGGAGGATGAAGAGTAGTGACCACTCAACAACAATATCAAGATAATAAAGAACAGATTAGAGAACAAAGGAAACAATATTATCAGGATAATAAAGAAAGGTTTAAACAATACCGTGAGGATAATAAAGAAAAGAAGAAACAATATTATCAGAATAATAAAGAAAGGTTTAAACAATACCGTGAGGATAATAAAGAGCATTACCGACTTCTCAATAAAAAGTATAGGGCAACACATAGAAAGCGTTTAAATGAACTAACTAAGAAAAGAAATAAAGAGGCTTGGCACGATATGTCTGATCCTTACTACTTTAAAAGAAGAGTTTCAACTATTAAGGCCAGAGCAAAATATCGTAATTATGATTTTAACTTGGATGGTGAATATCTTAAAGCTATCTGGCCTGAGGATGGGAAGTGTCCAGCCTTGGGCTTAACCATGAAGACCGGAAATATTCGTACTGCTGATCCATCTGAAAGAGATTGTTTTCCATCTCTTGATAGGATTGATAACACCAAGGGATACGTAAAGGGTAACGTCCACTGGGTATCTCTTAAAGCGAATCGTATTATGAGTGATGGTACGCCTGAGGAAGTAATGAAAGTTGCTTTGTTCTTTCAACAAGCTACAGAGGAAAGAGCAAATGCAGGTTAGTCAGAAGTACATGATAGATTGGTTAAAGGAACATGATCACTCCAACATTTCCCTTGACCCAACAAATCAGTTTGATCTTATATCCACGGTGGATGGAGATTTACCTAGACTTCTCTTTGAGATTGAGGTAAACTATGCTTGGCAAGGGGAATGGCCTGAAACTTGGGAAGAGATATTTATTTCTGAGGAGAAGCTGGAGCCTCTGGAAAAATGGAGAGAGGAATGTCCTGATGATATATTAACATTTGTTATATTCCGTTCCGATCTTGGGAAGGCATGGCACATAGATGGTTCTTCCCTTCTTGAATGCACCGTAAGAAATAACTTACTACATATTCCAACCAGTGATGCTTACCTGATGGACATGACATATGATGAAAGCAGTCGTTGACATAGAGACAGATAGCCTTGATGCAACAAAGATACATTGTATCGTTGCCCAACACTATCAGACAGGAGAAACAAGACAATGGGTTGGTGATGAATGTGCTCAGTTTGGTGGATGGTCAGGCAAGATAGATCAATTCATTATGCATAACGGTATTAGCTTTGATGCTCCTATTCTTAATCGTCTGGCTAATGCCAAGATAAGACCTGATCAGATTAGAGATACGTTAATTGAATCTCAGCTATACAATCCTGTTCGTGATGGAGGACATTCTCTTCAATCGTGGGGAGAGAGATTGAATTATACTAAGGGAGAATTTAATGAGTTCAATGAATACAGCGAAGACATGCTTAAATATTGTGTGCGCGATACGGAACTTACGAGGAAGCTTGCAACTAATCTGGAACAGGAAGGTAGGGGATTTAGTCCTCAAGCATACGATCTGGAGAGGCAGGTCAGAATAATAATTGATAAACAACAAGACAATGGGTTTGCTTTCAATATCATGGGAGGTCAAATCCTTCTGGCTCAATTGGAAGATGAACAACATCAGCTTGAATGTCAGGCTAATGATATGTTTGAACCTACTGAGGTACAGCTAAAAACCAAGATCAAGTATATCCCATTCAATATCTCCAGTAGAAAACAGATTGCAGAACGTCTTATAGAAAAAGGATGGAAGCCCAAGAAGCACACAGACAAGGGTAACATTATTATCAATGAGGAGGTTCTGTCCAAGATCAAGGACATGCCAGAGGCTCAGATGTTTAATAGACACTTCCTACTTCAGAAACGTGTTGGACTACTCAAGTCTTGGATACAGGAGTGTCAGGAAGATGATCGAGTTCACGGTAAGGTTCTTACCCTTCGGACTATTACAGGCCGTATGGCTCACCACAAGCCCAACATGGCACAGGTTCCGGCAGTGTATAGTCCCTACGGGAAGGAGTGTCGATCCCTCTGGACAGTGTCTAACCCGGAGACCCACAGGTTAGTGGGTACTGATGCAAGTGGCTTAGAACTACGATGTCTGGCGCATTATCTGGATGATCCAGACTTTACCAGTGAGATACTCACAGGAGATGTACATACAGCTAATCAGAAAGCAGCCGGCCTACAAACCAGAGATCAAGCAAAGACTTTTATCTATGCCTTTCTGTACGGAGCCGGTCCTGCCAAGATAGGAAAGATTGTCGGAGGTTCTGCCCAGACAGGAAAGAAACTTATCGAAAAGTTTTTACAGAACGT